CAACGGCGATCAAAAAATTAAATTGATTCAAATTATCAACGAGGGCATGCAAGTGACTCAGGAAATTGAAACACTCACCGGCGGACTCAACGACACTATCAAAGCTATTGCTGAAGAACTTGAGATCAAACCAGGTGTGCTAAAAAAAGCCATCAAGTTGGCGCACAAAGCCGAGTTTGGCAAAGCCAAACAAGATCACGAGTTGCTAGAAACAATTCTTGAAACAGTTGGTAAAACACTGTGATTCGTACAACCTGTCCGGTGCCTTTTGACGTATCACGCAAGTGTATTGAAACTGTTTTGCTGGACAAAAGATTCTATAAAAAACCATTTCCTGATGAAGCGCAGCGCCTTGAGATAAAGGAAAAAGTCTTGCTGGGACATACTTTGTATAGAAATGCAAACTTTGTTGATATATATGCTCCTTGCAAAGTTTATTTGTACACAGGAGATGCGCCGGACCTGAATCGATACAAACAGCAAGACAAAGTTACGGTATGGACCACAACAGTGTATACCCAAGAGGCTGCTGTGTTACAAGGCAGCGCAGTTGTTGGTACAAGTCCGCACTGGTATTCACTGTATTTTGATCATTTTGATTATCAATACAAGGACGTTGAACCAATCAAGGATTTCAGTTGCTTTATCAATCGAATGGATGTAAATCGGCAGAGCTGGTTGTATCTGTTGCTACGACGAAACATATTTGATCGGGGGTTTGTGTCGTATAACATGGATGTGTCTCGGTTGGACAATTATGACCCGGCTATGACTGCGTCTGAAGTGTTTGAGCAGCAATATCAAAGCTATATGACTATTTTTGAGGCTGAGCATACAATTGCAAAATCGTTGGTGCCTTATCGAAATTTTGACCCAGGTAATGACGCTGCTGACATAATACTACAAAGTCGTGTTAGTCTAATTCTAGAAACTTATTTCTGCAACAATGATGAAATCACATTTACAGAAAAAACTTTCCGATCTCTAATCCTACCAAGGCCTTGGCTGTTGTTTTGCTCAAAGAATGCTGTTGCAACATTGAGAACATGGGGTTTTGACACGCTGGATGATCTTGTCAAGCATGATAGATACGACAAGGTTGATGATCCTATACAACGTCAAACTGTAATACTTGAGATGTTGCAAGAAATGTTGAATTTTGATGTAGCTGCAAACAGATCAAGGCTGCAACAGGCCGCATCCCATAACTTAAACTTGATAAAACAATGGCGACAAGATTTGCCAATGATTGCTGCACAAGATACAAAAACACTTCTTGACAAAATTTATGATCTGTACGGTGGAAACTAAGTACAGCAACGAACCGCTCACGTTACGAGCATGAATCACGGCTTACCGGCCATAAACGGAGAAAAATGAGTTATATTGACGCACTATATGATCGTGAACACGATCGAATCCACGTGGTTGAACGACGTAATGGCACAAGAGTTTTTAAAGAATATCCTGCCAATTACATTTTTTATTACGACGACCCCAGGGGCAAGTTTCGTAGTATCTATGACACTCCGGTGTCACGATTCAGCACACGAAACAACAAAGAATTTCGCAAAGAAGTTCGCATGCACTCGGGCAAACAATTGTACGAGAGCGATATCAATCCTATCTTTCGATGCCTGGAAGACAACTACAAAGACCAAGACGCGCCCGAACTGTACACAGCGTTTTTCGACATTGAAGTAGATTTTGACAAAAAGCGTGGGTTTAGTCCAGTTGAAGACCCCTTTAACCCAATCACAGCTATTTCGGTATATTTGAACTGGCTGGACCAACTGGTCACTTTGGCTGTGCCACCCAAGCACTTGAGTATGGCAACTGCACAAGAAATGGTAGCAGAGTTTGATAACACATTCTTGTTTGAAAAAGAAGAAGACATGGTCAAGATGTTCTTGGATTTGATTCAAGATGCTGATGTGTTGAGTGGCTGGAACTCCGAGGGCTACGACATTCCTTACACAGTAAATCGTTGCACAAGAATTCTTAGCAAGGACGACACTCGTAAGTTTTGCTTGTGGGGGCAGTTTCCGAAAAAGCGTATGTTCGAGCGATTTGGTGCAGAAAAAGAAACATATGATTTGGTGGGCCGGGTCCATATGGACTATATGCAATTGTATCGCAAGTACACCTATGAAGAACGTCATAGCTACAGCCTGGACGCCATTGCTGAGTATGAGCTAGGGGATCGAAAGACACAATTCGAAGGTACACTGGATCAACTGTACAACCAACACTTTAAAACATTTATTGAATACAACAGACAAGATACTGCACTGTTGGACAAGCTGGATAAAAAGTTGCGATTCTTGGAACTGGCCAGTGAACTAGCACATGCCAACACTGTGTTGTTGCAAACCACAATGGGCGCAGTAGCTGTGACTGAACAGGCTATCATCAACGAAGCACATGAACGCGGAATGGTTGTTCCTAATCGTAAAAATCGAGACGACAGTGTAGACAACCAGGCAGCAGGTGCATATGTTGCATACCCTCGAAAAGGAATGCATGAATGGGTAGGATCAGTTGACATCAACAGTCTGTATCCATCGGCGATTCGTGCCATGAACATGGGACCAGAAACAGTAGTTGCACAACTGCGCCCTGTTATGACTGATCGATATATCAAAGATCAGTTGGCCAAAAACGGTGGCAAGTTTGCAGAAGCATGGGAAGGCTTGTTTGGTAGCCTCGAGTACACTGCTGTGATGAACACAGAAATTGGCACAGAGATTACAATTGACTGGCAAGATGGATCCGAATCAACACACTCAGCAGCTGAGATCTGGAATATTGTGTTTGACAGTCATCAACCTTGGATTCTCACTGCCAACGGAACTATTCTCACTTACGAGAAGAAAGGTATCATTCCTGGCTTGCTAGAACGATGGTACAGTGAGCGCAAAGAGATGCAGGCCAAAAAGAAACAGGCAACCGATCCTAAAGATATTGCATTCTGGGACAAACGTCAGTTGGTCAAGAAAATTAACCTAAACAGTTTGTACGGTGCTATTCTTAATCCTGGTTGCAGATTCTTTGACAAGCGTATCGGGCAAAGTACTACACTAACTGGTCGTGCAATTGCCAAGCATATGGATGCATATATCAATGAGTGTATCACCGGCGAATATGATCATGTGGGCAAAGCAGTCATCTACGGTGATACAGACTCGTGCTATTTTAGCGCTTGGCCTGTGTTGCAGGCAGAAGTTGAAGCAGGCCGCATGGAATGGAGCAAAGAAACTTGTATTGCACTGTATGATAGTATCGCAGACCAGGTGAACGAAAGTTTCCCAGGCTTTATGGAGCAAGCTTTCCACTGCCCGAGAGAAATGGGAGAGCTGATCAAATGCGGTCGAGAAATGGTAGCAGATCGTAGTTTGTTTATTACCAAAAAACGATACGCTGTGAACATTATTGATCTTGAAGGCAAGCGTCTGGATGTAGAAGGCAAGATCGGCAAGACAAAAGCCACGGGCCTGGATCTCAAGCGTTCAGATACGCCTAAAGTAATTCAAGAGTTCTTGCTAGAAATTCTAAATAAGATTCTAAGTGGTGTACAGCGTGATGATGTGATTGAGCACATTCGTAAATTCAAGTACGAGTTCATGGAGCGTCCAGGGTGGGAAAAAGGTAGTCCTAAGCGAGTGAACAACTTGACCAAGTACGGGGCAGCCGAGGCAGAGCAAGGCAAAGCCAACATGCCAGGGCATGTGCGAGCAGCACTAAACTGGAACAATTTGCGCAGAATGAATGCAGACAACTATTCGATGCAAATTGTGGATGGTATGAAAACCATTGTGTGCAAACTAAAATCAAATGCCCTGGGCTGGACGTCAATTGGCTATCCCACCGATGAGAACCGTTTGCCCAAGTGGTTTACCGAGCTGCCGTTTGATGACAGTTTGATGGAAGCAACAGTGGTTGATCAAAAGATCGACAACTTGCTGGGTGTGTTGGATTGGGACTTGGCCTCGGCCACTAACACAGAAAATACATTTACTAGTTTGTTTGCATTCGAATGATACTAAGCGATATTGTAAAATTTAAAAATCTACTGGATAGTACCAGTATAGATCCTGCTTGCGAAGACGCAATTGGGCATCTAGCTGGGATTGTGCATATGATCAACAGCCAGGCAATTGAATTGCACAACATTGATCGAGAATTGGAATCAAGTCTCGGCAATGTCAAAGATTCTGTTGCTCATTTTGACAACGTGTTGGCCGATCTTAGTTTCAAGCTACAGCAGACTATTGATGCGCACGAGCCAGCTCTGTATGCGCAGAGTCAGCAGGTGTATGCTGAAGAAATGCGCTTTGATACAGATGATTACATTCTTGGTAGACAATTACACATTGATCCAGCTAGTGACGAGATTTTGAGAAGCAGACTCAGAAGCTATACTGACTGGCGATTGCCGGGCTTGATCATTAGACCCGGCAATGAAAATTTTATCGAAGAGTTGGTACCATTGGATCCTCTGTATCTAGTAGATCACAACAAAGCATTGTTAGCACCGGCTGTGGCAGCGTTTACACCTGAGTACCAACGTAGACTACGTGAATACACAGTGGACGACTACAGCAACCAGCCGATCTTGACCAACTTGCCTGATAACCAATTTGGTCTAGTGTTTGCATACAATTATTTTAATTACAAGCCTATTAGTACGATACAACGATATCTACAAGCGTTGATTGAAAAACTGCGCCCTGGTGGCGTGGTGCTGTTTACCTACAATGATTGTGATCAATGGCATGGTGTAGCCCTGGCTGAGAAATGCTTCATGAGCTATGTACCCGGAAGCAAACTCAGACAAATAGCAGAATCGATTGGTTACGAAATTACACATGATTACAATGGGCAAGGCAACGTCAGTTGGGTCGAGTTGCGAAAACCTGGTACTATTGTTTCACTGCGCGGCGGACAAAGTCTTGCCAAAATAATTGCAAACCCGCAATAAAACCTATATACTAACACACAAGGAGAATTTATGAGAGATTACTTACTGGACTTGGTCCAACACACACATGATCTGGGCTGTATTGATTTGGTCAAGATTGTCGGGGATGACAAAACCACTACTATTTCGGGTCTTGCAGAAGATCTAAGCGTTGTAGTACAAGCAGAGTTTAAGACTCCTGTTCCTGAATTTGCTGGCACGTTTGGTATGCCAAACTTGAACAAGCTCAAGACATTGCTGAATTTGCAAGAGTATCGCGAACATGCCAAGCTGACTATTACCAAGCGCAGTACAGGTGAGCCAGACGGAATTGCATTTGAAAACAAACACGGTGATTTTAAAAACAACTATCGTTTTATGGCCAGTGAGATTGTGAATGACAAACTCAAAACTGCCAAGTTCAAAGGTGTTAATTGGCACATTGAGTTTGAGCCTAGTGCAGCCAGCATTTTGCGACTGAAGATGCAAATGAGCGCCAACGCTGAAGAACCCAACTTCCAGGCCAAAGTTGAAAACGGTGATCTAAAGTTCTTCTTTGGTGATCATTCTACACACGCTGGTAACTTTGTGTTCCAAGCAGGCGTTTCAGGCCAATTGAAACGTGCATGGTCTTGGCCTGCTGTTCAAGTCAGCAGCATCTTGGGATTGACTGGTGACAAGATCATGCGAATCAGCGATGATGGTGCAGCTCAAATCACTGTTGATTCTGGTATTGCTGTTTACAACTATATTCTGCCTGCTCAAAGCAAGTGATGGAAACCCACAAGAGAACCATGGTCAGGATGGTAACATACAGGCTAACTGCCTGGCTGTTTACTATCTTGTGGACCTACATATTCACAGGCAACCTAGGCAGTGCAGCAGGTTTTGCTACTGTACTGCATATATTACTCAGCATTGACTACTACATTCATGAACGAATCTGGCTCAAAATCAAATGGGGTCGACTTGACTCAAGATAACTTAACCGCCAAACAGAGAGACTATGCTGTGTTCTTGCCAGCTATCTCTGGCTTCTATGCTACATTTGTAGGCAAGCAAAGGAATGAACAATATGTGGATCCGTCACGATTTCCTCAAGGCCTTACTGATATGGAGCAGCTTAACTGGCTGGATTCCAACAAGGCTCTATTCCCTTATAAGTGGAGCCTATATTCCGGAGGCCATGCTAACCTCGATCTTGCAAAGCAGGACTGGAGCGAGGACATGGTACGGAACCGAGAACCCGGTACATTCATCCTTGGGGACTCAGGTGGTTTCCAGATTGCTAAAGGTCTATGGGAAGGTGATTGGAAAGCCAACTCAGGTTGTCCCAAGGCACAGAAGAAGCGTGAACTGATTCTCAACTGGCTGGACAATGTTGCTGACTATGGTATGATCTTGGATATTCCCACATGGGTTATTCACGACAAGAAAGCATCAGCTGCCTGTCAGATTACTACACTACAACAAGCAGTTGATGCTACCAAGTTCAACAACGAGTACTTTATGAAACACCGCAAGGGTGTTGCCAATGGCGGTGCCAAGTTCTTGAATGTGCTACAAGGTGACAATCATACCAGTGCTGATGCTTGGTACGAGACCATGAAAGAGTATTGTGATCCTGCAAAGTACCCGGACACACACTTTGATGGTTGGTCAATGGGTGGCCAGAACATGTGCGATGTACACTTGGTACTCAAACGCTTGGTAGCATTGCGTTACGACAACTTGCTACAGGAAGGTATTCACGATTGGATGCACTTTTTGGGTACTAGTAAATTAGAGTGGGCCGTTTTGTTAACCGTTATTCAGAGAGCAGTACGAAAATATGTCAATCCGCAATTCACCATCAGCTTTGACTGCGCCAGCCCATTTCTTGCTACAGCAAACGGGCAAGTCTATTTTGAAAACGTCTACGAACACGACTCGAAATGGTCGTATCGCATGGCTCCTTCGGCCGATGACAAAAAATATTCAACAGACACTAGAAAGTGGTCAAACGGAGTAGTAGCAGACGGGATTTACCCACGTTGGCAAGACAGCCCGATTAGTGATATGCTTACAA